AGAATATTTGTCTAGGTGCATGTCAACATTTTAGTTGACATTGATGAGTTTGTCAAGTCCTTTGTCTCGAGTATTCATCATTTTTTCGTATTCTGCCGCTCTGCGGTTGTTCAATTCTTCTTTATATGAATCAAGAACAGCGGCAATTTGGGCTTGAACACTTACATTGTATGTTTGAAAATATTTTCGAGTTAGATCATTAATTTTATTTTCTAACTCGGCATCTTTAAGATGAGCTAATTCACCAACTAACGGATGCATTAAAATTCACCTATATAACTCACATAAACATTTACACCATCATCAAATGACCATGCTTCGATAACTTTGTACTTGCCGGTTGTTCCTAATGCAAGCGATGGAAAACCTGTGGCGTATACTAGTGTCCCGCCATTTTCTGTTCCTAAGGTAGGAGTATATGTAGTTCCAGCAGGAACGGCTACTGTTCCTGTACTTTTTATATGTAGTCGAATTTTACTATAGTTGTTAGACCCAGGCCAATTAATAAATCGCAATGTCGCATTTCCGTTTAATGCATAAATTTGTAGGGGTCCGTTTAATAAATTTACATCAATTACTGAGCTTGCTTGCACAGTGATGGTTCCATATGTCACTCCTGACATATTATTGTATAATCCGTTACTTATTGTACTACCCAGTAAGTCGTTTACAACAGGTGTTGGCGTTCCTGATAGCGTAGATTTAATTACGGCATTATTTTGTAATGATGTAAGTTCTGTTTTTGCAACAGATAGTGCATTTGAAATTGCTGAAAAATTATCACGAAACCCTTGGCTATCGTTATCAATTCCGGCTACTGGGTAAGCTGTGTTTACTGCTGAATAATTAATTGCGCTGGTCATACTGTTATCCTATTGTTTTTGAATACTAGATATTTATCGCCTGTATAACCGTCTACGGAATCTATTATGTAACGATCTGCGGTATAATCTAATAGTTTGAAGTCAAATTCGCTGTATTTTATGTTTAACATGATTGTATCAGCTGTACCTACTTTACAGTAACATAATGGTATTGCTAATTTAAATCCCAATTCTTGTTTTTCACCTGGTTGTATACTACGCATCCAAAGCGGCAAATAATTTCGTTCTGAAGCTAGTTTTGAACTATCTAGATGTATAGTATTTTTAATACGCTCTCTCCAAAGGCTAATACTACTCGGGTAATATACTTTTGAATTAGGGTCTGAAGATTTATAGCCAGTACTGTCTGCTGAAATTAATTCGTTGTCTCTTGGAGAAAATGGCGCAGGAATAGCTAAATTATCTATTAAAGATTGCTCTCCCGCAGTTGGTGTAGGTTTGTGATATGGAAATCCACCTGACCAATAACTATTAGATTTATCAGCAAGTATTGTTTTACGTTGGGGTTCTAAACGTGTTATAGTAGAAGGTAAATGTTTCCCATTAGCTTCTAACGGATCAATCATTTCTACATAAACAATTTCATAAAGTTGTGTATTTGTGCCTGGCAAAATAGCTGTTGCTTTTTTAACAGAACCAAATTGGAAACGTTTAACTTTATGATTTAATCCCATGGCAGCAATATATGCTGGTGCCTCGGTTGTTTCTATCCCTGCATAGACTATTAGTGATAAATCTGTTTGAACACCAAAATTAGAATCATCAAATCTATAAATGCTTGATGGTGTAAAGATTGCTGGGTCGTTAATAAATTCCCTCCATGCATTTCTTTGCTCTAATTTTAAAAATGGCTTTACTTTAATATTACTGAATACTAATTGATTTGGGGCATCAATTGTTATAATAAATTGCTTTGTAATTGCACTATATCCTAATTGATCCTCTGCCATAACTGTAAATGCATAAACTCTATCAAGGCTAAATGAACCACCGTCAAATGTAGTTGCTCTATGTGTAGATGTTGGATTTTTAACTTGATCAGAATTAAAAGAAGTTAATCCAATCTTATCAACAACTATAGTTGGTCCAACAGTATGATACAACCCATACTGTGTTACTTTACCAACAATCTCTCCATTTAAATTTAATTTTAAACCTGGCGGCAATTTTCCACTTACTAGTGTATATGTTAATACAGCATCGGGTATTGTGCTTGATGCACTTATAGCAAAATTAGAAACAAAATTTGCATTGATTTTTCCTAGTGTAGTTGTACTATTCCAAGTAATAACACTGTCAATATCTCCAATAACCCTAAGAGTAAACTGTCTAGAAGATTCTACTAAATCGCCATGATCGCCATACCTAGTAGCTGTAATAGTAAATGTATATGTTTTTGTAATAGCGGGTTGATATGGAATAGATCCAAAAATCTTTCCGTGATTTGCATCAAAAGTTAAGCCGGGCGGTAAAGAGCCGCTTGTAAATGTAAGAACAACCGGTTCAGCAGTTTGATAAAATTCAATGCTTATTGTTGCATAATTATTTGCTCTAAAATATCCTAAATCTCTAGGAGTGATCCAAGCTGGTGTTCTTAGGTAGGTAACGTCGGCAGTAAATAATCCGTTGCCATCTAGCCATGTTGTGTTATCAGCACGGAAAAAATCATCTCCTACGACAAATATTCCAAATTTTTGTTTAATGTAAGTATCTCCGTCAGTAACGGTTACAATAAATTCATAATTTCTGTTTAATTTTTTTGGACGCACTGCTGGCAAATTAAAATCAAAATATACACTATCGTAGATAAAACTATCGTATCCGTTAGTTGAAATGGTCCCAAAGTCAAATGCAACTGCATCAAATAGTCCAGCATCAAATGATCCGTCGCCTGCATCTACAGGTATTGCTAAAGCTGGCTCTACATAACCTACAATCTTACCTTCCTGTGTTAATATTAATCCAGGAGGAAGTTCCCCGTCATTACTTGCAATAAAGAAGCTAAGTGTCTGGCCTGCCGCAGTATCTAGATCAGTTGCCTCAAGCTGATAATCAACATAGCTACTATCCATTACATAGTATTGTTGGAATTCTCCAATTGCTAATGCTCCTGCAGGTGAAACAAATACTGGTGCATCTGCACCTTCTATAGTTATTGAGAATGTTCTGTCGCTTATTTCTCCGTTTTTACTAGCTCTAATGCAAAATTTAAATTCTGTAGGTCTTGAGACTTCGTAAGCACTTCCAACAATAAAAGTTCCATCTAATCGTAAACCAGGCGGAAGACTACCTGAAATAATTTTAAACGTTGGTAATTCACTGTATGCTGTAACTGGAAAATTAGCAGTTCTTGCTACTGCTAAATTAAAATTTGGATCAAATAAATCAGCACGTTCAACTGCTACAAATACATCTTTTTGCAATCTTACGGTATTAGTATTCCTTAGAATTATATCAGCTAGAGTAGTATTTCTAATCCAAGCTAAATCATTAGGTGCCCAGGATAAATTTTCATACCATTGAGCATCACCGTCTCTTACTCGAATAAATTGATCAACAATAATAGTACGGAATGTTTCTCCAATCATGGCTCCAGCAACTCTGTCTTCTGCTAAGCCACCAATCCACAAATCGATATTATTAATATTAGTGTATGCTGTTTGTAATGCAGATGCTAGTACGGTATCAGAGGTTATTTGATTAAAACTAGTATACGGTGCAAACCCTAATGTTGTACGCATTTGATTTAAACTTGGAAGTCCTAAATCACGCCCTCGTTGAATATTTGTTGCCGCCAAGTCTAATGCCGCTGGCGGATCGTCTAACAAATTGCGTAAATCTTCAATAATATAAACATCTAATTTATTTGTAATGTCAGCAGCTAGCTTACGTAAAAATCCGTCCGCGCCGCCGTTACGTTCAAACAGTGTTGGAGTTAAAAAGAACGCCTGTGCCAGGGTCAATGCTTCTGTTACATTACCTGCTTCGTCTATACGATCTTGTGCGCCAGAAACAATACTATGTCCAAAACGTAATGCAGCCGCCGAAAATTCTATGCTAATGCTAGCATCTACGTTAGACTTAAATCCTGTATATGTAGGAATAGCAGTTGTACCTACAATTTTTGGTAGCCACTCTTTATAAGTAATCTCTTGGAATTCTGCAATAACAATTGATCTTGCACGTTGATATAATTGTTCTCCGCTCCAAGCCGGGTTCGCGGCTGCCAGTCTTGTAACATGCCAATTATGTTCACGGATGAATAATGTTTGCAAACTAGTTAAATCTGGATTTTCTGTACCTCTTGGATCTCCGAACACAAAACTATTATTAGTGATTGGCCCGTATTGTCCGTTTGAAGTAGTTGATAGTTTACCAGTGGTTGCCATCTGTCCACCTTCTCGCAAGTTGACTGGATTCTGGAAAGGGGTTGGGCCTTGCGGCACACCTGGCGGGTAAGCAACCCCGTAGACCACACTGGCATCAATCCAGCCAGTAACATCATTTTGCGGAACCGCAGGATGCTGTATATCAGTACCGGTTCCTGGAGCCACAGAACTTCTAGTGACTGGAATATGACTTCCGGGAGTTAAATTAGTATCGCCAGCAGGTACTATGACATCTATATTGCCAGTACCGGGTCGAGCAAACTCTAAATCGTGTGTTAAAAATTGTCCCCATGCATACATGAATCCGCTATACCCTGTAGGGTCGGGATCATTGCCTTGATTCACCTGATCCCACACTATTAAATTGCTAACAGTACGGGCATTGGGTAAATCGTTACGCATGGCATGTATACCATCTGTATAGCTGTTTACCGGGTATCGAGCAAAAGGTGCACCAGCACTATTACGTAACGGTGCAGTTGGGTGGTGGCCAGTTCCGTCGTATGCAGGCGGCTGTATCCTTCCGAGATATGTATCAACCGGAAGTAACTGATTTATCGATGTTTGCTCTTGGAATGTCCCAATGACATAACCGGAGTTTTGCTTCCAAACATTTAACATTAGAACGTACCAAAGTCAAGTATATTGTTATTAATTGAACCAGTAGAAATTGTATAAGAACCCATATCTAGTGGTATGCCGTTAGGTGTTGTACCATTAGGCCCAACACCGGCAGGCGCAGTAAATGCTCCAAAATCAACTGCAACAGCGGATGATCGTAATATAAAGTACATTAATGTATTAATAATTCCAACATTTGCACCCCATACATTGGCATTGATATTTCCATCGCCAGACATATCATGTCCGTTTAAGTTTAAATTTGCGCCTAGTTTTGGAGCAAGATCAGTTTCTAACTTAGCAATGGCATTTAGATTAACTGTAGTTGCAGTTTCTGTAATTGCAACAGTACCGGCAGTACTTGTTAAACTTTTAAATTCTAAATTGGCAATATTTCGTTGTGCAAATAAACCAATACCTGTTCCCAAGTTAGTAGCATTACCAATAGCTACAGTTGTTGCTACTGCTGAAAAATTATCATTAATTTTTTTAAATGCTGTGCGTAGATCGTCACCTGTTCCATCATTTGGATAAGCACCGATTTTAATATCTTGTATTGGCATTGTTTGCTCCGTTTAGTATATTTACCGTATTATACTGTGTACCATTGTGTAGCACTTGCACATACAAATCTAGCACCTGTAGTACCTGCTAATGAATATGCCGCGTTAGCTCCTAATGCGTTAATCTGTGCAGTACCACCGTTTACTGGGTACACGTTAGCGGCTGTAGCAGTAGTGTTGTAAATGTATATAATCATACCTGCTACCCCTGTTGGTAGCGCAACACCAGTTGCAGAGCCAGCGGTTACAGTTGTTAAAATGTTTATGTCTTTAACTAACGCAGTAGCAGTTGATTGTACAGCATTACCGGCTGCTGTGACTGCGGCATTAATACCATGCACTAGATAGTTGTTAACAGTAGTAGCACCTAACGCACCACTGACAGCAGAGCCAATACTGATGTTGGTAGTTGATCCACTAAGTCCAGCAGTACCAATGCTGATGTTTTTAATACCGCCACTAACTGCTGCACCAGTACCAATGTTTAGTGCTAGTGTTGATGTAGATCCAGTTGCACCGTAACCAAATTGTATAGTCTGTGATGAAGTTGAAGGTCCAATACCAATGTTACCAGTTCCTGATGTACCACCAATAG